TGGTGTCATTTGGGACAACACCCGTGGTGGTGCTGGTGCCGGCCAAAGTGCCCGCGCCAGGATTGCCCGCAATGTCGAACAGGCTGAACCAGCCGTTGGCCACCGTGGTGCGCGTAGCGGTCTTCTTGATCGGCACCCGCTGCTTGGCAGCAGCAATGAGCCCGTCGAGTGTGGTGATTGCCATCAGTTTGCCTCCAGCCAGTCAGCGGCTGCGTTGATCCGTGCCGCGTAGTCGCGCAGCATTGCCGGTGTCTGCCAGTCGGTGTGGACCTGCACGTAACCCTGGCCGTTGCCCGTATCGACCACGGCAGCGAACTGCACAACGCCATCGACCACATCGGCGTCCGTGCGCCGCGTGCCGATGTCGCTCGGGCCGATGGTCAGGCTCATGCGCTCAGTGCGGTGTAGGTCAGCGAGCTGCAGGACACGGTGTCACCCGCCGCCACCGTCAGGCCGTTGGTCATGTTGATGTCCGAGCCAGAGGCCGCCACCGCGCAGTGGATCACCACCGTGCCGCCGTTGGTCTGCAGCGTGGCCGTGGCCACTGGCGAAGCGTTTCCGGTGGCGTTGGTGTCGCTGCTGATCGCGTTGGCCGTGGCCGTGCCGCTGACGGCAGCCGGGAAGGCCGTGGCACTCAGGTTCAGCGTGGCCACCACCGCGCCAGGCGATCCAACCGTGCCGGTCAAGCGAAACGCCAACCGACCGTTGGTGCCAATCAGCGCCGTAACGGCGTCAGTCGCAGCGTTGCGTGCTGCCGTCGAGTGGGTGACTGCCATTCTGAAGCTCCTTCAGCTTGTCTTCGTCGATAAAGCCGACCAGTTCGTACTGCTCGACCTTGCCGGTATCTTTGCGCTTGATTTCAACGGTGAAGCGCAGTTCACCCATTTGACCACTGAGTTCAGGCATCATTCAATGCCGACGACGCGGCCCTTTTCGCGCACCACGCGCTTGGGCTTGCTGAGTGCCTCAATGGCCTTGTCAGTGTTGCGGCTGCTCGCTTCAGCAAACTGCCCAACGGCCTCGCTCATTTTGCCCACCGCCTCGCCGATCACGGCGACCGTTTGCCCGATGCCTGCCACGGCCTGCTGCATGACCTCTGAAGCCTGCACCATACTGTCGTTTGCCTGACGCTCGGCGCGCAGTTGCTCAATCTGCCCGTCGGTCGCCTCGACCTTGTTCCGGCGAAGTTGGTTCTCCAGCATCATTGCTTCGAGTTCGAGTGCGGTTTTCTGGTCAATCTGCGGTGCGGCCTGCATGACGCCGCTCTGGGGTTGCATTGCGCCTCCACCCTCGCCGCCGACCTTGGCCAGCGTTTCCATGGTCTTGGCCTGGGTCAGTTCGGCATCGGCCACGGTCGCCACCACATCGGCGCGGGCCTTCGCGGCCTTGGCCTGGGCCTCCTCTGCCGCCGCCTGCAGGAATACCGCATTCGGGTCGGGGTTGGCACCAGCCTGGGCCATCTGTGCGGCCTCCTCGTCGGTCGGCTTGATCACGCCCATCTGCACCAGCTGCTTGCGGAAGAACTCGCGGATGTCTCCCAGGCCTTCGCCTTCCATGTTCATCAGCGCCGCGGCCTGCAGCACGCGCTGGGCCTCGGGGTCTTGCGTCACTGACAGCATCTGCGTGAGCGCACGAACCGTGGCCGCACGCTTGCTGATCGAAGACGGGCCAACCTCGACAGACAGGTCAAACTCAGCTTCGCTCAGGTCGTTTTCGTGCTCAATCTCGCCGTCCTCGCTCATGACCGGACGCATCAGCTCAATAGTGCTCATCTGTCCCTGCGAGCCAATGCCCTTCATCTTGCGGCCAGGCTCGGTGTAAATCTCGCGGGCCATGCCAAGCCAGATTTCGCCACCGCGGCGCACGCCCTGGCTGAAGTTGCTCATGTAGATGAACGTCTGCATGTCTAGACGCTGCTGGACCATCTCCACGGCCTTGCCGCTGACATTGGCAACGATCTTGTCGCCCTGCTCCTGGTTGCCCAGCACGTCGCGCATGTCCTGCTCGCTGATCTGCAGCAGCGCGGCCATGGCAGGAGGAATGTTTGGGCTCTTGGTGTAGCCCACCGGGCCGGCGGCCGTCTGGCTTCCGTCAGCACCCGTGATCGGGTTCAGCAGCAGGTACGGATAATCTCGCAGGTTGTCCTCGGACCACATGACCTGATGCCCTGCTATCTGCTCAGGAACCAGAATCGGCTTCTCCACGCTGGAAAGCGCGGAGATTTCGGCCAGCTTGCTGCGCTGCATGTTTGCCAAACGCTGCGCGTCTTTCGCCAGCCTGACATGGCCAGCACAACGCTCGATGTTGTCCACGAACCAGCGGCGTCCGTAGACAGGCACGATTGGGATGTGCTTGCCGGCGATGTATCCGGCGTCGTCCAGCACCTTCGACGCGCTCAGGATGTACTTGCGCACCCGTTGGCGCTTGATGCGCTTCTGGCGCACCTCGACGCTGCCGATGGCCTCGAGCTGGGCCAGCATCTCGTCGTCCAGTTCGCTGTCGCGGTAACGCTCTTCCTCGCCGTCCAGGCTCTGGAAGATGCGCACCGTCTCGGGCACCATCTCGACCCGGTAATACTCAGCCACGTACACCACATCTGGTGTGGTCCAGTCGAACTCGTACTGGTGGATTTCCTTCGGCCATGAAGCCGGGTCGTCGTTGTACGTTTCTCGGTACGCATCAGGCGTCATGCTGGTCAGCACGAAGCACCGCTTGGCGTCTGCCTTGTCCTGGCGCTTGGCCTGAAGGTCGAAGAAAACCGAGGAATCGGCGTCGAAGATCGGCTCGATCTTGATGCGCTGCCGTTCGTCCTCGTCGTCTTCCTCGTTCTCGTACACCGTGCGCAGGCGATACGCGCCGAAACCGCCGCCGATGGCCTCCTGGAATGCGTTGTCATACGCCTCATCGGCGCCGCTGTCCTGCTCGTCGGCGCGGTACAGGTCATCGCAAGTGTCGGCAAGCGGATCGTATTCGTTGCCCTCTTTGGACACGAAGTCCACCGTCACGCGGTTAGCCCGGTACTCGCTGAAGATGCGCTGAACGGCCAGCGCGATCTTGTTGACCTCCATCTTCGGCTTGTTCTCAAACTGCGCACCTAGCGGGCCTTCCCACTGTGCGCCTGCAATGCTGTAGAACCGCCGATCCTGCAAACACTGAAGCCGCTCATCCCGCAAAGCGCCCTGGATGTTGTCGAACTCGCGCATGGCCTCCGCGTGGACTCGGACCAGTCTTTGCTCTGTCGATTCTCTGGCCATCAGTGGCTCCGGGTATTGCGCATCGTGCGCGATTATGCTACGCGGGTGTGCGGAAGTCTATCGCCAGCGATGGACGGTCGGAACCACCAATTTAGGATCATGTCCTGGCGCCCTCGTGGCCGCGGCACGCCTCATGCCCTCGCAGGCGTACCTCAGTGCGTCGATGACGTGATTGTGCTTGTCTTGCAGCACCGGCAGTATCTGGCCGGTCAGCGGATCGGTCTTGTACGAATAGTGCGTGAGCTCGTCAATTGTGTGCAGGCAGCGCGGGTGCACCACGATGTCATAGGACTTCAGCCATTCGATGCCCTCCTCAACGCTGCGCGGGCCTTTGACGGCCGCCATGACCTTGGGGAACCCGTGCCTTCGCATGTGGCTGATGGTCTCAGGCCTCGAGCTGTCGGCCACCATGGGCCATCTCTCGGCCTCTGGCACGGTCATGAACAGGTCGGGCGTGTTCATGATCTCGCAACCCACCATATAGGCTTCGTGGTCGATGTAGAGCGTGCGGCCGACAACGTGGCAGCGCACCAGCACCGTCGGGTCGGTGGCAAAGCCCCAGTCGGCGCCCAGGCGGTGGATGGCGTCCTTCGGTGAGTCGAAGTCCTCGACCTTCCAGTTCTGGAACACGCGGGCCGTGCTGTTGCTGACGTAGCCGCCGCGCCAGACGTGCGCGTACTTGTCCGGGTCACGGCCACGGTCATATTCCATTTCCGCCCGCAGGACGTCTGGAAACCACGGGTTCTGGTCGAAGTTCACCTCAACCACCACGGCGTCAGGCGGCGGCTTCGGGCCGCGCAGCAGCTGGTCCACCGGGTCAGAGTCCTGGCTCGGGTTCCAGGTGAACCACAGTTCTGAGTCCGGCTTGCGTATCGTTGGCCGCAGCAGGTCCAGGCTGCGCTGGCTCAGGCTTTGCGCTTCCTCAACCCAGGCGCGGTCGTAGCCTTCCAGTGACTTGATCGAGTCCGCCGTGTGGTTCTGCATGCCCTGGAAGATGATCAGTCCGTCGCCTCGCTTGGACTTGATCACGGCCTCCTGGACCTCGAAGTAAGCGCCCGCGTTCAGCGCCTCGATCTTGAGCTCCAGCAGGCGCTTGACGGACTGGCTCAGGGACTTCTGCACCTCGCGCACGCAGACGCTGCGGCTGGTCGGGTCCATGATGTGGGCCTCAACCATGGCCTCGGCGAAGAAGTGCGACTTGCCTGAGCCTCGGCCGCCGTGAGCGCCCTTGTACCGCGCCTGGCCCAGCAGCGGTAGCGCCCACTCAGGGGTTTCTATGCGCAGGGTGGTCACTTAACCACCACGCGCTCGATGCGATGCACAAGAGGAGATTCTTTGTCGCCGCTGATCTCGATTTTCTCGCCGTATTTCTTCGGCGCCAGTTTGGATAACAGCCACTTGCGAGTATCTACCTGGAGTTTGTGCTTTTGCACGGCGGCCCAGTCCTTCCGGCCATCGGGTGTTTCTCCGACATCGACGTCAGACAACTCCATGACCTCTTGGGCGATGCGTTCGATCAAGTTCTCGCGCGCCTGCGCGTAGCTGTCGGCCAGCGCGCTGTCCTGTCCAACCCACAGCATGAACGTCGGCATCGGCACGCCAGCCTGCTGGCAAGCCTTAAAGCAGCTCATGCCGGCCTCCATGTTCGCCAGGACGGCATCGGCCAGCTTTGCCCGCTCAGGGCTTCCTGGCTTGGTCGGTTTGTTTGCCATGTTTGCTCCTATGTTAGTGACCACTCAGGGACGCAGGGGCGCCAGGGTCGTCGATTTCCATATAGGCTACGCGATTACGCGCTTTCGCGCTTTCTCCCCATTTCCCCTATATATCCTGTCTTTTACTTATTAAGTGTCCCTAGTGTCCCTACTGTCCTTTGTCTTGTCAAATCAACAACTTAGCGCTGGACGCCTCAGTGACACTAGGGGCGGTTACCGTTTCCCCAAGGCTCTGGAGCCAGCAAAGCGCGCACTCCGTTGGTTTTGCGGCTCATGTTGCCGTTGCGCTGGCGGATCAGGTGAGCTGCTCTAGTGGCCTCTCCTTGAGTGCAGGTGTCCCTACCAAGCTCTGACAAAAGCTGCGTTGCGGACCTCCAGCGCCATGCTGCAGCGGGCTCAGACCACCGAAGGCCAGACGAAATCAGATCCTCTATGGGGTCGATGACCTCATAGGTCTTGTTGTGTTCTTCGAGTGATTCGTGCTCCTCGCCTTGCAGCGTCCACGGTTCTCCAGTCTGGTACAGCGTCAGGACTTCGGCCCACAGCTGCTGCATGTCGATTCCGTGGTCATACTCGATGGACTTGCACTCGATGACCCAGAATCTGCGGTTACCTGTCTGGTCGTGCAGAAACTCTCGAGGATTCACGCTGGCGAAGAATACTGTGCGCCTTGCAAACTCTGATTCCTTGCGTGCGTATGCTCTGCGCAGAATATCCTTGTCGCGTGTCAGAAACGCCTTGAGTTGGGCAATATCTGACTTGCGGAATGTCGCGTCCAGTTCACCGAGTTCGACCAGCCAGTGGCTGACAACCTGCTTCACGCTGTCGCGGTCGTCTGGCCGAAGCATCATGCCGTCCTGCACCACGCCGAGGTCTTTCGGCACCAGGCGCTTGAACCATGCCGTCTTGCCCATGTACTGCGCGCCCTGGAAGACCAGCACACCGTGCGCTGACACGCCGTTCGGGTTGAACGCAGCGGCCACGGCAGAGATCAGCCAGCGGCGCATGATGGTGTTTTTCAGTGCCTCTTCGCCGTGCGATGCAACCGTATCGTAGAGGTCTTGCAGGCGGCTCTGGCCGTCCCATGGCTTGCTCTGAATCCAGTTTGCCACTGGGTTGTGCAGGTTGCGGTCGGCCATGTAGGTGATGTAGTCACCCACCTTGCCGGTCGGCATGCGCAGGCGTTCGCACCATGACATCAGCCACGCGATGCTGGCGTTGCCTCGGTTGTCCAGGCTGAACGCCTCGTCAGGGATCATGATCTCCTCTTCCTTGGAGATCACGTTGTACCTGACGGTGACGCCCAGGCGGCGGCATATCTCGGCCAGGTTCTCGATGGTAGACAGCGCACGGCCCCGGTACTCGTCTGGCAGTGGCGCGTTGATGGCCGTGATCTCTCCGGTGTCGGAGTCGATGATCTCCGAGCCTTGTTCTGGAGATGCGGCCCGAGTTCGGTTTGCCATGGCCACCGCAGGGATCGTTGGCCGGCGTGGTTCTGGCTTCATGCCAAGTTCGGCCGCAGCGGCCTTCACGGCCTTGCGGATATCCCCGCCGTGCTCGTAGTACCGATACAGATCGAACGCGCCCACCAGCTGGCCGCTCTCGTCGCTGCACAGCGGGTCTGATGCGTGGTGAATCCAGGCCTTGTCGTCGAAGATCACCACGCCGGCCAGGCCGGTGCTGGAGTGCGGTGAGAGCCACCGCTTGCCCTGCTGGCGGTAGCCGTACTGCGCAAGCGCCGCTTCAATGCTGTGCGCTTGGTCGTAGGCGTCGATGACGCTTGGCGTGGTATCGTTCCCGGACGGGATGCGAGGTTTCGCAGGCTTCGGTGTCGGTCTCTCTGGTGCCCATGGGCACAGGCCCTGCAGTTGCGGCTTGAGAGCGTCCCAGTTTTTCCACAGTGACAGCAGCCACGCTGGCGGCTCTGGAATGACACCGTTGGGTTTTGTCAGCCAGATGTAGGGCTGGCCGGTGTCGGGGTGCACGCTGGGAGGCAAGACGTCCTGGCGTTGCTGCGTGTCAGCTGCCCGAATCTCGAACACCGTGAAGCGCTTGGCCGTGTCGTCCTGCTTGGGCCATGACAGCGAGTGATAGGCCAGCGTCTGGCCCTCCGGAACGCGGAACAGAAGCCGCATTCCTGGCGGCTTGCCCTGGATGGTCGGAACCTGCGCGGCCAGTGCGTCGATGTCCCATCCGAACTCTGCGCAGATAATGCGCATCGCCTCGAGGTTGTCGATGTCCAGGCTGCAAATCCTGGAAGGTCCGAGTGCAACTCCGATGTTCCAGTCGGGGTGCCTGTCGTAGTAGGCTTTGGCCTGCTCCGAGGTAGTCAGGCAGTCCTTGAGGCCCCATTCGCTTTTCAGCGGGCGTTTTTTCTTGGGCGGCAGCGGAACCAGCGTCAGGCCGTACTTCCGCACATAGGTAGAGGCGTAGTCTGCGGTGGTGGCCATAGTCAGACTGGCCCCAGGTCGTTGTGCTTCACAGCCATCGGGTCTTCACCAGACAACTTCCAAGCTATATACCAGGCCCGC